GAACTTGTCCGTGGGACGGGGCCACCTGATCGCGATCTGCAGGTACGGTCGCGGCTCGTCGCCCTCTTCGCGGGGCTTGAGCATCTTCACGTTCCAGTAGTTCGGGTTGACCTTGAGCATGCCGGCCTCGTCCAGCAGGATGCAGAAGTTGCGAGCACCCGGAGCGTTGAACGGCCCAGGGTTGCCGGCGAAGTTCCGGAACGGTCGGGGCATCTCGACGGCTTCGAGCGTGAGGTTGTAGTTGGGCTTTTCCTTGAATGCTGCCATGTCCTTTTTTCTCCTTCAGTTGATGTTCGGTAGTGCGTATTCGTTGAGATCCCACTCAGTGATGGGCCCAACGTCGAGCGAGAGGTTTGTCAGTTCCTTATCTCGGATCGCTTCGATGAGATATGGATCTGTGATGACGATGTCGACGTGCATGGGAGTCGTGCCCATTCCTCTAGGGAACACGACCCCACACACAGTCATGCTGTCAGCCATGCACCTCGTCCTCTTCAGTCGGCATGAAGTCGCTGATCATCCCGGTGATGACTGCCTCCTGTGCATCAGCGACAACCTTCATCGCGTCGAGCCCACGGCAGATATGGGAGTACAGGTGGAGGTACTCAGGGTTGAGTGTCTCCAACTTCATCATCGTGTTGACGCACTCCTTCGCGGCGGTCAAGCCGTTCGACAACTTCGCGTTGCTCTCGAGCAGGGCCATCAGAACCTGAATATGCTCATCAGGGTCCACCGCCACCAGGACGGGTAGAACTTCGAACGTGCCGGCCATCAGCCCTGCTCCTTCTCGAACTCATAGTCGTGGTGAATGCCCTTTCGGGTTGACCACGGGAGTGCGAGCCACTGCTCCTTGCACTCCTCGCAGCCCTGCTCGTGCTTGTCCCAGTGGGCCATCACGTGCAGAATCAACTCTTCGGTGGTCATGCGGCTACTGCCTCCTTCTCGTCGGATACGAACCACTCGAAATCGCCCCACTTGGAAATGTTGGCGACTGCGTCATCGACTAGACCCTTGAAGAACTCCATGTCGATGTCGTCCTGCTTGTTGTACTCCATGACTTCCTCGGCTTGCAGCCAGAAGTAGCCCTTCGTACCGGTCGCTGCGTAGAACTTCCCCTCCTTCTCTCGAACGAGCAGTCCTCCTCCACAGCCTTCCTTGATCGGGCAGAACGAGCCTGCCTTACCGACGAACTTCGGCTCCGGCTCCTTGTCCTGCTTCCACATCGGATCAACCGAGTCGAAGTCAAGATATAGAGCAGTAGTTACCGTCTTGGTCTCGCAGAGATCGCGGAACTCCAACGGCTCCTTGCTGAAGAGCGTCTTGAACACGAACGGGTGCTGGAACTGCGCACCAGTTGCCGTCCAGTGTCCCGACTGATCTGCCGCCCACGGGTCACCCTTTTCCTTGGCGATGTAGACAGCGTCGTTGACCAGGCAGAACTTCTCGTACGTGCACTCGTGTTCGAACTCGTATCCGTACTGCTTGCCCATCTGCATGACGAACTCGATGATCTCCGGAGTTGCGTTGGCGATCTTGATCGAGTCGGTCTTGATATGGACAACCGTGAAGCCCTGCTCCTCGACGGCCTGCAAGAGGTCGACCATGAACAGTGCGCCGCGCTTGGCACAGATGTTGTCCTTATTGCGAGGGTCCCTGAAGAGGTTGTCGAACTTAGCCGAGGTCAGTCCGTACACGATGTTGATCACGATCTTCAACGCGTACGCCAGCGCCTTGGCCGACTCCTTGTCCTTCAGATATGGCGCGAGCACGCCACCAAGCATTCCCTTGGCCTCCTCGAAGTTGCCCCGCTTGATCGCGATACGCGCAGCCTTCAGATCAGAGAAGTTCTGCGTGTAGATCCCGAACATGTTGAGGACCTCGATGGTTGTCGGGTGCATGGATGCAATATCCAGCAGAGCGACGTCGGTGTACATGCCCGGCTTGGCGTGAACGAATCCACCCTCGCCAGTCACGAACCCCTTGTAGGTGCTCTTCCCGAAGTCGTACACGTAGCCGGGGAATTCTTCGGAGAGGTCCGTGTACACGAACTGCTCCTGAGGCTTACGGTCGTCTCCGAAAATGATCTTCGCGGTGTGTTGCTGCGTTGTGCTGTTGAGGGTGAGTCCGCTCAGCGCGGCCAGGATCTGTCGAGCCTGGAAGTCCTCGATGCGGTCATTGAACACCGCTTCGGTTGACACAACGTCGTTACCGCAGTAGGAAATGACTAGCGGCCACTTCTCCTCGGGCACCGGCTGATCCCAGTCGAATCCCAGTTCCTGGTGGTGAATACCCAGGTCGATCTGGAAGCGCTTGAGACTTGCCTTCTTCGATGAGAAGTCGTAGATGTCCGTGTACGAAAGGTTGTAGGCCTCTCCGAACATCGCCGTGTGGTTCCCGTTGATCATCTTCTTGCTGAGCTGGTACAGCTGCTCGTTGTTGTACCCCATATACGCCGCGTAGACCATGTGGTTGTCGTAGCGCCTGTTGTTGAAGCCGACCAGCCGGAGCTTGAGCAGAGGCTCGATGTCCTTCGGTTTCGGGTTCACCATGTGTACAACCTGGCTGTTGGGGCCTTCGTACTTCCAGGAAATGAGGAACAGGTTGGGGAACACTTCGGTGTCGAAGAACACCAAGCGTGCGTCGAAGTACTCCGGATGTCCCGTTGGCGTAACCGGCGTGCCGGGTGCAACCTCAGAGACGAACTTCATGCCAAGAACCAGCTTCACACAGTACTCAGGAGAGTGCGTGCTCTGACCAGCGAACGCCAGGATGCGCTGCCGCATGTCCGTGACGTCGTATTGCAGGCCGGGAGTGTTGTACGCATCTTCCAAACACTTCGCGATGAAGTCGATGCTCGGTTTGGTTCCGGGGTGGATCTCCTTTCGGAGGTTCTTCATGATGATGGAACGGAGCTGTAGCTCGTTCTTGAAGCCGTCGAAGTTCAGCACTTTCTTCTCCCTAAGTGGTAGTCCAGAATTGATCGTTGCCACGGGAGTAGTGTTACACCGAGACAGTCTTCGGCGAAGCGAGCTATTTCCTGTGAAGACCTTGACCTCGATCCCTTCCGAGTAGACTCGGCTGAGTTCGTTGACGTCCCCGGTGTAGTCGTAGTGAAGGTGCACGCCATTGCCACCCTGGCTGAATTCGGCGTACGTAGGCGGCCAAGCACTCGCCGCCGCGATGTTCTTTTCTGCGCTCTTCTCTCCATTCTCGTCCTTTAGATCGAAGTCGATGATGACGTGGTTCTCGGGAACCTTGACGTAGTGCGTTTGTTTCGTGTCGATCTCCGAGAGTGTGGTCTTGCAGTTAGACCAGTAATCCAACGGCACCTCGCTTTGGGTCTTGTCGGACCACTTTGAGAGTTGCGCTGGCTGCTCTGCCATAAGACCGTCGAATATGGAGACCTCATCCTCCATGGACAATGAGTACACCTCCTGTTCGCACGGCCCTTCTGATGTGAATCTGCTCGTGAGAAACCCGGAATACCAACTCCTCATTCGTTCCCCTTCCACAAGGGCCCTGTCGGTGAAGTTGCCGAAGTAGTTCTTCAATTCCTCACGGAACTTGTACTGCGGGAGTTGGAACTCCACTTGCGTCTCCGAACAGTACGTCTTGTACATCTCGTATGCCTGCTTCAACGATGTGCCGTCTTGCATCTTGAACACGTCGAAATATGACTGGACGTAGTTGAAGAAGACATCCGTGGTGAGCATCATCTCGATTGGACGATAACTCGAGTAGTAGTCACTACCCATGAGCCGGTAGACCTCGAGGCAGTGCGCTGCGATAGCGCCCAGTTCGAAGTTGGTCTGATTCATGAGCACGTGATAGCGACGTTCCGCGATCGTGTTGCCAGTTGGGTGCACATCGATGAGCCGGCGAATGATGCCGGATTTGGCGTCCGTGATCCTAACAGGTTTGTTCGTTCCCATGAACAGGAAAGAATTCACCCGCTGGTTGTACAGCGGCTTGAACTTCTCGTTGATCACGATCTCTTCATGGGAAATGATGCTGTTCAACTTGGTGTTGTCTTCGATCTTGGAAAGGTCACCATCGTGTTGGATGGCTACCAGTGGGTTTCCCTTGAACGATTCCGTGGCAAATGCGTTGTTCGTCCCGGTCAAGGCTTTCGCCTCGAACAGCGTGTAGTACCCTGCGAACAGTGCCTGGATGATGTTCATGATGGTCGACTTACCCGTACCGCCCTTGCCGTAGAACACAAGGAACTTCTGAATATGCTTCGCATCGCCGGAGATGACGGCTCCGATTGCCCACTCAAACTTCGCTCGCTCCTCAGGGGAGTACAGCGTTGACGCTAGTTCCTCGTATGCAGGGCATTCGCCCGCCTCCAGGGAATATGGAAGCCTACGAGTCACGTGGTCTGACTTCTTCACCTCCGTGTTGGCGAAGGTGAGTTTGTCGTCCAACGGCGTGTACGAGTCTGACAGGTGCTTCAGAAAGTTCCTGAAGTCCTTCCAGCTGTTGCTGTCGAAGTTCCCCATCATGTGGGGTTTGATGTGACCTTGGAAGGTCTCCTTGCGCTTCTCGACATATGCCGTCATCTCTGCATCCACAAGCCTTGCGACGTCGTACTCGTCAGTGGACCAAAGACCCTTCCCTTCATCCCAGATGGCAAAGCAGGATTTTCCCAAGACCATCAGATCCTTGGACCTAACGATCTTGAATCCTGGGTAAACCTTAAGGCTGCCGTCCTTCAAGCTCTCTTCACGTATTTTGTAGAAATCCATTACACCTCCTTTGGCGCTTGGTTAGGACAGCAGGTCTGCGTCTTGATTCTCTATCAGATATGCAGCCATCTGGTACCAGATCTCAGTTGTGCGTTGGTCGCTCGTCGGGTCCATCAACGGGAACATCCCGCCAGAACCGTCAGCATGGTACGTGCGGGTCATCACCGCCTCTAGAACGTGGTCGATAGCCCCTTCCCGGTTTGGTATCCGAACCTTGTCGGTGTACCAATCCAGGTCGAGGTTTCTCATGATTCGCCAGAACCAGTCTCCCGGTGTGTTGTTGCCCTCCTCGGGCGCCTCGAAAGACGCTCGACGAGAGACAGCAATCAGCATCTCGAGGAAGGAACAGCCAAGGTCTAACCAGGCCTCGACTGTCCCTGTGCAATCCTCAGGATTCTCGTTCAGGAACTCCTCACGAAGGAACTTGCCATCTTCCGCACGATTGTCGTCGTTCGGAATATAGAACAAGAACTCCTTGCTGTAGAGCTGCTTGGCCAGAAGCCAATGGCTCTTCGCAGGGTTTCGGTTCTTAATCGATCCGATCTGCGCATAGAGCCAGGCGAAATATCGTTCGTCTAGAGGTTCTCCTCCAGTCACTCGCCGTCTTCGAGGAGCTTGGCTGCACGCTTCTGGGCCTTGGTCGGCTTCATGCCGAGGACAACCTGCGTATATGCAGCTTCCTTGCGGACGATCTCGAAGTCGACTGCGAGCCGGCGGTTCCGGACGTAGACGACGTTCTTGTCCCCGGACTTCTTGCCGAACTTGGTGAGGGAGTCGATCCCGACCAACGAGTTGACCTCATCGACCGTACCGTCCCCCTCCTCAGTAAGCACGTCATCGCCCTCGTAGTACGTCAAGACCTGCTTGTCGTACTCCAGGTGCGTCTCCGCGTAGTCCTCCTCGGTGATGATGTAGGGGGACTCGGGGTCGAACGGCCCGTCATCCTCGTCTTCATCCTCATCGTTCGGGTTGGGCTCACGCCCGTTGACCGTCACCTTGAGGGTGAGGCCTTCCTCGTCTTCCACGACCGAAGTGGTGGAATATCGGTTGACCAGGTCGGTAAGCTTGAGAGCCGCTGCAGCCTTCTCAGGGGTCTCAAAGTCGCCGGTCTTCAGGAGAGCGTCGCGCTTGACGCTGTAGTACTCCTTGACCTTCTTGACCTCCTCGTCGAGGATCGCCTCGTACTGCGCCGAGAGGACCTTCTTGGTGACGAAGAAAGAGGCGGCCGCGCCGACGGCGAGACCACCCACTCCCACGGAAATGAACTTGATCGCGTTGTTCATGTCAGATCCGATCCCAGATCAGGCCGTCCGGGTTGAAGTCGAGAAGGATGTACTTCTCGTTCCCGTTGACGAACTGACGGCTCTTCGTGTCCCGCGGGTCGTAGATCCCGAAGTCGACGAAGTGGTCGGCCGGCTGATCGTTGAACTCGTCGTGCTTGTCGGAGAGCCACCCCACGACCTGGCCGGCAGCCGTCTTGGGCAGACCGAGCATGTCGTACACGTCGTTCAGGAACAGGAAGCCATCCCGGTTCAACCGGTAGTTGGCGAACCGCTGCTGCGCGTTCAGGAACGTCAGGTTGTCCTCAGTGCGCTTGTTGAAGTCCGCCGACTGCTCGTCGAAGAACCGTGCATACTGCGAAGGAACCGTCGGGTCGATGGTCGCCTCGGTGACCTTGTGCTTCACGCCCGTCTCGTCGTTCGTGAGGATATGGGTCTTGCCGTCCCGGATGCCCAGGCGGTAGTCCCGATCCTTCTCCTCACCGAACTCCTCGATGACCCGCTCGCGGTAGCCGTTGTAGACCCGCTCGAGGGCCTCGTAGGCGGCGATGACGGTGACCGTCCGGCGCTTCATGATGCCGTGTGCACCGAGGATGCAGACCGTTGCTGCCGACGCCATGGTGATGGTCGGAGCGTAGTTCTTGGCGATCTTCGCTGTGGCGATCGCGTAGTCACCGGTGATGTCCCGGATATACGCCATGCGCGTGTACTGCTCTTCGGTGGTGTGGAAGCGGAGCTGACGGTGCTGTTCCAGGGCCATCTCGAGGTCCGCGACGAGGGCTTCGAGCTTGAGCGTCGCCTTGGCGCCCATGAAGCCGGCCACGACACCTGCGACGATCCCGGTCCCGGTCAGGATCTCCGGGCTGTACTTCTTGGCAAAGAAGAGCGCGCGGTTTCCCTGGCGCTTTGCCAGCTCAATGGCTGGTGCGATTGCGTTGTGCATGTCACTTCTCTTTCTTGTTGATCGTGCGGTAGTAGATAGCCATGACTTGGTCGTCAGGCATCTTGTCCAACTTGGCATTGAACTGCGGCGAGAAGCGCCCTTTCAAGTACTCTCGCATCTGACTGACCTTCATGAATATCTCCTAGTCGAGCGGAATGGGCCTCGGAAGATCGAGAAGGTACTGGTCGCTCGAGAGACGCTTGACGCGCGCCCCACGAATATCGTCCCAGCCCCACTTGACGTCCGTGAAGGCCGGCGTGACGCCGACCATCGTGAGGACATCGGACACGCTCACCACGTCGAAATCACGGATGAGAGTGCTCATGTTGTCGATGACCTCTTCTGCCTCCCCGAGGGAAGCGAGGACGATCTCATCGAAGTTGTGCGTCGCTCGAGCCTTGTAGCTCATGTCGTTCTTGACGACCGCCGACATCTTGTTGTAGTTCGTCCTGAGCGTGGTGGAGCGATTGTTGGAGGTGCTCCGAGAAGGCCGTGAGTCTCCCCACAACCGACGCTGCAAGCCCTCCTTGATCGCCTCGAAGAAGAGATCCTTGGCCGCCGGGATGATGACCTCGAAGAGGATGTAGTCCCCAACGTCATGCATCGTGTCTCCGGTGAAGGTGTCCGCGATGCGACGACCCAGCGGCTTCTTGCGCTGGATCACCTCACCTTCGATCACCTTCTCGACCTTGCGTTCATTCGGAACGGGGACTTCAGGCAATGCAGCCTGACGCGTCTCCGCCTTGGAGTTGCCGGGATAGTTCGGCACTCCCTTGACTTCAGCCATGTTGTCCTCTGCTCAGTTCTGATCGGGGTTGCCCTTGGGGGCGATGTCCTCGATGCCGGGATCGATGGGGCCGCCGTCGTCCTTGATGGGATCGACCTGTTCGGCGTGCTCGATGATGGTCTGCGTCACGACCTTCTTGGCGCCGGTGAAAATGCCCTCGACCGACTCGAAGATGTCAGAGACGTACTCGTCCGCCGCACCAGCGACGATGGCGCCGACGGTCCATGCGCCGATCTTGATGACGACCTTGTCGAACTTGGTCAGGACCTCGGGCGTGGTGGCGGTGACGATGTTGTCAACGATCTTGGATGCGCCATAGCCAGCAGCGGCGCTGACGATCCATTTGGCGATGCGGAATGCGTTCATGTCTGTTCCCTTTCAAGAGGATATGGTTGTACTGCGTGTGGTGGGCTGTTAGCGAGAGGCTCTATATCGCTCACTTGCGTCCTGTAACTACTTCTACCTGCACAGGAACCCGTGGGTACTACTCGCCGAGGAAGCGCGAGCCTCCGGGGTTTCCGCCGACGCCGGGTTCTGCCGGCTCGATGAAGCCGTCCTTCACCGTCTGGGCGAAGACGTTTGGCGTGGTGTTGAGGCTGAGCTCGCGGATCTGACCGACCTCCACCAGCGGTGCCTGGTTCGGGTTCGTGTTGTTCGCGGCCGCCTGCGCCTGCATCTTCACGACCATCTCCTTGACCTCGGCGAGCTGCTCCTTGGTCACGATCCCGTTGATGAACTCCGCGCCGGCTTCGGCGTCGAATGCGAGCTCCATGAGCAGGGTCGAGTAGGCGTTGGTGGACGTGAACTTGCGGGTGATCGACTTCGACTTCAGGTGTTCGCGACCGTCAGGCGACTTCTCGCCGTAGGAGGCCAGGACGAAGCCCTCGAACGCCTTGAAGAGCTTCTTCTGGTTCTGCTCCGAGATGATCCGGTTGACCCGGTCCGCGAAACCGCCGGCCTCGGAGAGCTCCATCTTCAGGAGGTCCGAGTTCTTGAGGTTGAAGTAGAAGGACTCCGTACGGGTCTGACCGTTGAAGTCCTTGAACGTGATGTCCTTCTTGAGCATGCTGTAGTTCTCCTTGTGGTTAGCGCGCGATCTTGCGCGATGATGCGGACTTGCGGATGGCGGTGCCCTTCACGTTCTTACGGCGCTGGGCGCGGTTCTTACGTGCCGGGTCGGGAAAGCTGTTGAGCGTCTGGATGACCGAGGCCATCTGCTTGGGGGTGACGAGACCCGCTCCTTCGTTGTTCACACCAGTACCTCTTCCTTGAGTTCTTCGTCGATGGGGGTTCCTCCGAGAATATGAGCAACCAGGTAGTCGGCCATCTGATCCCCTGCCTTCTTCGCCGCCTCGCCCAGGCCCTTCATCGACTCGGCCATAGCCGCGAAGATGCCCGTGATGTCGTTGAGGTGGAACTTGCAGTTGGCGCAGGACTCAGCGTGCTTCTGAGCCATGTCGGTCAACTTCCAAGTTGCCCAGTTCGCACCGTGGTACGAGACCTGGACCGTCTTGTCCTTGAACCCACAGGGGTAGTTCGGAACGATGGTGTCGTGATCGTCCTGGACAAGAAATTCGAGCTTCTTCATTTCTCCCTTTCCGGAGATGGTAGTTGAAAATAGAAAGCCCTTGCAATTAAGCAAAGGCTCTCTACCGAGCTCCCCCAAGCTCTCGTTACGTTGAGGTGGTTGTGGGGGAAGGGGTTCTCACTATAGGGCTCGTTTTTTACGCGACCCTACCGACGGACAACCCTTTTTGTGAAACAACTCTTGCAGATCTGGACGGTGTAAGTGGTCTTCCCATCCAAAGCGACCTGGATGAGTCGGTACAACGTCGGGTCTTTGATCTTCACCCAGCAATCCGGGCATCGAGGAAGAGCGAGCCATCGTCCGACCGTGATCACGAGACAGGCGATAGCTACTGTGCAGGCCAGAATGAGGATAACCACCCCGGCGTTTGTCCAACTTGGCGCATCGAAGTGCATGGGGAAGCCTTTCGTTGTCAGTTCTTGTAGTAGTTCGGCTTGGGTCGGTTCCGGTGGCTCACCACCAGGCACAACCGTCCATCGTCAGCAACCTTCGAGGTGAACTCGAGTTCGATGAGGTTGCCGATCTCCCAGCCCAACTCGTCGCCGTACTCCGTCTGGTGGAGGTTGATGGCTTCGTAGAAGTCGTTCTGGGATGCGTACATGTGGTTGATGATCGACGCGTTGACGTCGTTCTGGGCCTGCCTGAGCGACTCGATATCGGACATGAAATATCGTCCTGTGAGCGTCTCGTAGCAGAGCATCTCGCCGTTGCCGGTGATGACGACCTCGGAGTTGGTGACGGGGTTCTTCGCAAGGCGGTCCTCTTCCAAGGCGTCCCTGAGCTTTGCCTCGCCCTTCTCTCCGAGGATATCAACGGCCTTTTCCTGGTACTCGCGCAGGGCGGTATCAGTGAGGCTGTAGATGCTCGCAAGAGCGGCGTTGCGACGACTGTGAATCGAGTTCACTCCGACGATTGCCCCGGCCGTGGAGAGGCCCATCGTCGCTGCTGGAATATAGCGCTTCCAGGTCAGCTTGACGATCTCCCACTTGGTGAGCTGACGGAGCTGTTCGCCCTCGGCGAAACCGTCATGGAGTTGCTTCTTGTAGATCTCTGCGTTCGCCTTGTCGACATCGCGCATGGCTGCGGGTGTCGCTTTGACAGCGAGCACCGCGGTAGTGAACACCCCGGCGACGCCCATAGCGGTCAGAATCGTCGGTGAGTGTTCAGCGATCGTTCGAGCAGTGGCTCTGACGACCTTGTCGAATGTCTGCATTTCGTCCTTTCAAGAGTTGAAAATAGAGAGAAGAGGTAGCTGTTAAGGCTACACGACCGTGCAGATAATGGGGCACGGACTCTTCTACTATTAGGCTTGTTTACTTCGCGAGTTCGGTCAAGGCGCGCTGCATCTTCGCCTTGTACTCGTCTGCGATCGTGTTCGCCTTGTCGACCGTGATGGTCACCTTCTTACTGCCCTTGAAGATGACGTAGAGGGTGACGCCGGATACTGCGAGGTTCAGGAGTCCAATCCCGAGCAATACGTACTGCATGATTTCTCCTTTCAAGAGAATAAGAGAAAGGCCTTGTGGGTCTTTCTCCGTTGAGCTACTTGACGACGGTCAGGTCGGGCTTGGATGCCTTCTTGAGCTTCCGGCGGTGGTTCCAGTTGGACGTGGCTTCGATGGCGGCTTCGACACCGGTCACGACGGCTCCAACGACAACGACGGCTGCGATTGCAGCTGCGGTGCCGAGGAGGTAGTCCTTGATGGTGGGTTGTTCCTGCATGATGAAGTACACGTTCGGCTGTTCGGCCTCGGTGGTCTCGGTGGGTTCCATTGTGGGTCCTTTCGGGTTAAGTGGGTTCTCACTATAGGCCCTGTTTATTGCGCGAAAGAAGAGAAGACTGGTTAGGTCTCCTCCACTTGGTACTACTTGTTGAAGGTGATCAGCGGACGACCATCAAGCCAACGGCTGACGGCCTCGGTCCCCAGCGCCATAAGGGCGCCGGCGGCGAGGAAGTAGATCGCGGATTTGAGGGACATGTGGTGTTCCTTTCAATAGTGGGTTCTCACTATAGGGACGGTTTTCTGCGCGAATCGAAAGAAGAGAAGCCTTGTTTAAGGGCTTCTCAGCTTTGAGGGTAGTTCTCGGATGGGTTCCGATGAATCACTCAGCAGCGGGCTCCTCGGAGTCGACGCGGGGGATCTCCACGGTCGGCTCGTCATCGGCCGTGTCGGACTTGCGGGCGACGGTGACGATCAGGGCGACGGCTGCGGTGGCAGCGGCGGTGACGGCAACGACGGGGGCGTAGTGCTTGACGGTGGCGATGAGACGGGCGAACTTGGTGGGCTCCTCCGGCGTGACGACGGCGGGGGTCTCGATGGATTCGTTGTTCATTGTGGTTCCTTTCGGTTGAAGTGTTATCTCACTATAGGGTATGTAATTTTCGCGAAAGAGAGAAAGGCCTTGTCAGGGGCCCTTCTCGGGAGGGATCGTACGGTTCAGCTCAGGTGGCGGATCAGAAGGTAGACAAGCCAGAGGCCTCCGGTGAAGAAGGTCATCAGGACGTTGAACAGGATCTTCATGATTTTTGTTCCTTTCGATGGGTGAGTGGATCTCATTATAGGGCTCGTTTTTCTCGCGAAAAGAAGAAAGGGCTTGTTAGGCCCGATCTCCTTAGATCCGGAAAAGTTTCTTCCAGAACGACTTCTTCTCGGGAGGTTTGATCTCGTTCTCTCGCTGCTTGATGCGGATATCAAGTTTGATGATGTTGTCGTTGATCTCGTCGAGGTACCTCTGGCGCACGTAAAGTGGCAGGGGGATATCGGTTCGACCAGCGATGACATCTTCATACCGGATGATGAGCATGCGGCGAGCACGTTTCAAACTGGTGAGGATGGTGTCATCCATTGTGGTTCCTTTCGGTGGGTTCTCACTATAGCCCATGTAAATCGAGCGACTTTGAGCCAAAAATACCCCGCGGGCAAATTTTAGGAGTAATCGTAGTAACCGCGTCGAAAAAGAGAAGGCCTGTGGTTAGCAGGCCCTCCCTCGTTCGAATTCTCTGTGTGGATGTGTCGGTCAGGACACGCGAGGCTTCAGGATGAATCCCATTGCCTTGGAGGTTGCGGCGTGAACTTGTTCGTAGTTCAGGATCAGGAGGATGCCAGCAAGGTTGGCAGCGACGGTCAGGACGACGTCGGGGCTCAACTTCGACTTTTCTGCCGGGATGGCGTACTTGGCTTTGTGGAGCTCGACGATGTTCTTGGACATCGCTGTGTATTCCTTGGAGTCACCCGTCACTGTGTCCAGTTCTTCGACAAGTGCGTCGATGGCCTTTTCAAGCGGGGTTGGTTCCTTCGGTTTGCGGTGAAACACGAGGTATCTCCTTTCAAGAGGGTTTTCTCACTATAGCCCGTGTTTTTACTGCGAACTCTCGTCCACAACCTTCAGTTGGACGTGCCGACCGTTCTTGAGAGTGGGATCGGAGTTGAAGGCGAAGGTGGCAACACCGCTGTAGGGGTCTGCCGAGTTGATCGTCATCGTGCCGTCGCCGTCGGTCTTCTTGTAACCGGCGGAACTGACGCCCAGGACTGTGCCGAGAAGCGCGGTGATCAGCAGGATGGTGCCGCTCACCTCAGTCACAAAGGGCCAGTGCCACAGCATGGCGAGGCCGTAGTAGGCCGTTCCGAGCGCCGGAAGGACGATCGCGACGATCCACTTGAGGACGTCATACACTCCGTCGCCCAGCAGAAAGATCGGGGTTGACGGGGTCGATACAGAAGGGACTTGGGACATACGGTTTTCCTTTCGGGGAGACAATGGTTCCGGTACAGATTGGCAACTGCTCGATGTCCTTCATGACACGTTCGGCAAGCCCGTTGCCGCCATGAGCGGCGTAAGGCTTGTAGAGGTACTTCACGAAGTCCTCATACTCGTCAGCAGTGATCATACCGCGTTCGATGTACTGCATTCCGAGCGTGACAATTTGGTTGTGGGCGAGGCCGAGAATCAACTGCGTGGTAGCGCTCTTCTTGTCAAGAACCCTCATGATGAGGGCCCAGAAACCAGAAGACGCTATGAACGAAGCGATTATGGTTACGACTAGCTCTATCGTGTTCAAGGACGTGTCCATATCAGGTAGTGGCGGCTAGGGGGTGGCTGCTATGGCCTTGGTAAGTTCCGATAGTCATGTTAAATGTACTTCGGAGGGACGATTGGAAGCGTGATTCCACCACTACCACCACCGGGAAGTGGGATGCCAATGAAACCTCCGCCAAACGTCTTGTCGGTCGCGGTCAGAGTAGGATATCCTCTCGATCCATTCGCATCGAAAGAGCGGACATACTCCATGACCTGCATGACGTACTTCGTTCCCGTGCGACTGCGCACCTGCACGTAATCGCCCAAGTAGTAATGGACGCCGAGCTTGTAGACACTGTCATCAGGAACTACGCCGTCAATTGCGTTAGTGACCTTCTGCTTCTTGAGGGCGATGAGACCCCGGTTGGTCAACTTATCGGTGACACTCGTCGTTGTACCAGTAAGATCGCTGGCGTCGACGTAGAGCACCTTTCGAGCCCATCCGGTAAATGGTCCTTCTGAATCCTCAACGATCACAGCCTTGTCCTTACCATAGACATAGGCCGCGTTGTAGTACTCCGTGATGGAACTGATCTCGTCGAGTTGGTCAATAGTTCCAAGATCTGCAGAGAACAGAACTGGCTCTCGATCGATGGTCAAAGGGTTCGGTTGTATCGACCGATTCGTCCCCAATCGCGTTGTGAACCAGACGTTGAAGTTGGATATGCCGTTAGAGGAGAAGGAATCCGGGACGCGTTTGATCCTGAGAGCAAACCCAAAGTCATAAGCGTCAGCGAGTTCTTTGATCTTCTCATAAAGCTGTCCAACCTTGATTGTCAGGTCAACGACGTACGTCGTGGTTCCCTTCTGGCCAAAGTTCAAGTTCGGGATGACGTCATTACTCGAAAGAGGGCTTGTGGCCCCACACGAGTCGGTGACGAGTTGAATAGCCACAGCATCGGCGGTTGTTGCTGCGCCGTTGTCGTAGGCAGATCCAGATGGCGTCAAAGCAGGGCCAGTGACCCGCTTCTCAAGAACAGACAGGAGAGACCTGCCAGTCAGGATAAGCAGCGTTCCGCCACCATCGTCATCTTTTACTTCCGTCTTCTCGATAATCATCACTTCTTCGACGCCCGTGAGTGCTGCGTAACCATCATCCACGTAGTCGTTCGGGCCGAGAGACAGCATGACGCCATTCTTCAACAGCGTTTGGTACGTCTTTGTGAAGTTCACTGTGAGCGTGAAATCCCCGATCTCAGCGAACCGTTCTGCCCAGACAAGCGACACGTAATCGTCGAGAACGGCGATCCGCATGAAGTTGGTGGGGTCTAGTATGAAGAGATCTTGCATCACAGACCTCCATACAACTCGTAATACTTGAGCGTGTAGGAAATGACTTCACCAGACGCGACGCGAACCGAGAAGAGGTTATCCCCCTTGCGAAGGAGCGGCCAAGTGTCGTTCGCCGGATCGATGTAGCTGAGAAGTGACAACTGCCCCCCGGCCCAGGACGCAGAATATGAGACTGCGTACTTGCTACCAGGGATTGTCGACACCTTTGCTGTGCTTGCTCCTGGCATGTCCGTCGTCGACGAATATACGATCGAGAGAACCTCGTCCGTTGTCGAGTTGTTGCTGATGACGAAGTACTTCATGGGCGAAGTCAACGTGAGTTCCAGAAGGAACCCGTTGCGGATCGTTCCATTGTAGGGAACTGTGATCCGTGTCGTGGTGTCCGCTGTTCCGGCGCCGCTGGCCGTCTTCAGCACAGGATCGGTGAAGTAACCGATCGGACAGATGATCGAAATCTGCATGTCCGGTTCCTGTGCAAATATGGATGGCTCTGCGGACTCAACCCAGCCTGCGATCTGGACTGTCGCCATGTCATCGGAGACGAACTCCAACTTGACGTACGACAGTGGGGTGAACCAGGAATATAGAGCCTTCCTGATGCTCGCTACTGTCTGGGTTGCGTAGTTGGGCTCGAGGCCCAGAGTGAGGACGATGTTCCGCCTCTCACCCTGGTAACCCCGAAAATCGTCGCTTGTTAGCGCCGTCCCATACTTGCCTGCGTCCAACGTCGCTTTGCCAGGGCCGAGACCCGAAATATCCTTGACCGGGTACGTGAGGCCTACGCCGGAGAGCGGAAGTTGCAGCACAGTGCCACGGTCGTTGGTGACGTTTACTTGTGTTATCATCCTCTATCCCTTCAGCTTAGCGACCACGTTGTTGGTCTGACGGTAGATCTCGATTGGCGTGAGCGCCTTCGGTGAGTAGTTGTTCTGCGTCACAGACACATCAGTCTGCTGTACAACCTGTGGTTCAGCAGCAACAGCAGCAGCCTGTTCGGCGGCCTGACGGTTCTCCAAGATGCTCGCAGCCGCAGAATATGCGTCACGGACCGGGATAGACGGCATGCCAAGAACAGAAGACAGCGTGTTTGCGTCCTTCTTCACAGCAGACAGATCCAACACCGGCCGAATGGTCGGAGTCATGTCCATCTCAGAGACACTGAGTGTCGATGCCTGCTCAAGAGCCTTCTTCAGGGCCGAGATGGCCCCTCCAGCGACTCCAGTTGCAGCTCGTTCAACCACCTTGATGTTGTCGGTCATGCCGTTACCAAGCCCGTCGCTCATCCATCCACCGATCTTGGCGGTTTCCTTGGACGGCGAATGGCTATCGGCTTCTTTCTTCATCTCGTTGATCGCAGTGCGGATGATCTCTCGAGCCTTGGAATATACAGGACCTGTGTGGTCGTTCATCCCAGATACCAGACCATCGTCGATTGCCTTGCCGACAGACTTGCCGGCCGTCTTGAAGTCCTTGGACGAGTCCTTGAGCTTCGTACTTACGGTCTTGACGAACTTGTCGACGCTCGTTCCTGCCTTCGTCGTTGCCGTCGTCATCGAGCTGTCCACCGATGAGGCGAAACTCTTGAAGAGCCCCGTAGCGCTCTCAATGCTTCTCCCCGTCGACGAGACCTTGCTCGAAATATCGTTCATGCCCGCCTGGAGGACACTGATGGCTATGTCAGCCGCACCAATAGCCCCAGACAGAGTTGTGAACGATCCCGACATCGTGTTGACAGAACCGGCGACGCCAACTGCCTGGTCCTTCACAGGAGCAAGCTTTCCGAACGCATCGACGATCATCTGAACGGCCCCTGCTGCAAGGTTCGCACCGACACCCAACAACAGCATTCCGCTTCCGAGTAGAGCGACACCCGAGCCGAGCAACAGAACTCCAGCTCCGAGAGCCAGAGCGCCTGCGCCTAGCACGACCAAAGCCGCACCTACACCGAGCATTGCGGGGATCTGCCAGCCCAGAGCGGTGAATGCACCAACGATCAATCCGATGCTTTCGACACCGCCTGCGGCGGCTACGTTGAGCATCATGAGACCGGCGGCCATCATCATCGCACCTGTACCAACAAGGATCATGCCAATCCCAGCAACGATAGCGCCAGCGCCGAATGCCAGAAGTGCAGCACCCAGCAGCGCGATATTTCCCATGAGGGGGAATACCTGCTGAACACCCATCACGAAACTCGCAAGTCCCGTGACCGCGATGATGCTAGCAAAACCGAGAGCCAGAAGCCCTGCGGCAGCCATGAGTAGACCCATGCCCAGGATGATGAACGCACCGCCGGCCAATGCAGCACCGACGGCAAATATCCCAAGCGCAACACCAAGGCCTGCAAGCACCAACATTGCATTACCCATCGTGCCAAGGTTCTGCCCAAGCGCAGTCAACCCAACAGCCAGAAGCTGGAGAGCGGGACCAAGCAGGGCAGTAGACACGGCAAGCAACATCATTCCGGCGCCGACAGCCAGGACAGCCAAACCCATGAGGGCCAAACCGCCAGCCAGAGCCAGCATTGACGGAATAACGGGTGTCAACATCGCTGCTGCGAACGCGAACATGATGATCGCCCCCATGAGGGCGAACAACGCAGTCACGATGTTTGCCATCGGAATCGCTGCCAACAGCATCACGGCGAACGTCAGGATAAGCAGCGAACCAGCCACGGCCAGCATTGCTACAGCACCGGGGAGAGCTGTCGTCATGAGCATTGCTGCTCCAACGAGAACCGCCATCAGTGCTGCAACTGCGATGAACCCCTGGATCAACTTGTCCATCGGGAGCATGCCCAATATGACTACCGCGTTGACCATGAGTCCGATAGCAGCAGCCATGGCCATCAGACCAACCGCCGAGAGCACCATGTCTGGAGCGAACTTCGACAGCAGAACAGCAGCGCCGACAAGTAGCGCCATCAGGATGCCGACAGAGATGAACCCCTGTTGCAAGATAGCAAGCGGCAACAGTCCGAGGACAATCACCACATTGGCCAACAGCCCGAGAGCAGCCGCCATAGCCAGCATTCCAACAGCAGACATTGCCATCTCTTTGGCGAACTTCGACAGGACCACAGCGGAGCCGACCATCAGAGCCAGCATCGCAGTCACAGCTCCAAGACCCTGTGCAAGGGCCGGAAGAGGCATGACCGCAAATATGGCAACGACACCAGCAAGTGCCGCAAGTGCGCCCGCAATGAGGATCATCGATCCAGCTGTCGCAACGAAGTCCGCGTCAAGCCCGTTGAGCGCCTCAGCGGCAGCAACGAGCAGACCTAGGAGGATCGTCACGGCAATCAGACCTTGGACCATCTTGTCCTGATCCATTCCGCCGAGAATAAGCGCCGCGCCAGCGAGGATGCGCAATGCACCAGCAAGCATGACCAACGACGCCGAGATGATCGGCATCTCCTTGATTCCCTTATCACCAGCGATCTTCTGGAATATGGCCATCGATCCGAGCAACTCCGCGAAGAGTGCACCCAGAGCAGCGATGGAGGCCAGAAGGTTCTCAGGCTTTACGAGAGACAGAACCAGTACGGCACCTGCGAGGAGCAGGATTGCACCGGCGATCGCCATGATCGAGCCAGCCTTCAGGTTGTTCTGCATGGCGGAGAGGGTCTTGGTGAGCCCCTCAATCGCATCAGAGATCCCGCTGAAGAAGCCCTTGAAGCCCTTGGCGAACTTGATGATCCCGATCGTCATGGCGGCGAAGAGACCCGTGTTGATGATGTTTAGGACGGTCGCCAGATCGATGTGTTTCATGCCCTCTGTAAGAGCACCACCGATACCAGAGAACGCATCCTTCAGCGCAGAACCGGCCTTGGTGCAGAAGTCCCAGACGTTCTTGACTGCCCCGATGATCCAGTTCCAAGCACCACTTACAGCGCCTGGCAGACCATTCAGAGCGGTCGACACATCAGTTACTACGTTGGATCGGAGCTGGTCGAAGAACGCGATGACAGGAGCCATCTTCGCTCGGAAGTCCGCTGCGAGATCGCCCTTGTTCAGGAACTCATCGAAGCCTGCAGCGAGCTCCTTCAACTTCGCAATGATGGGTTCGAAGATCCCGTTCTGCATCTGAGTGATGAAGTAGAAGAACTTCGAGATCCCGTCCGATGCGTCTGCCGCAGCATTACCGCCAGCAGTCACCGAAGAGAAGAAGGTCACAACGGGCGTGACGAAACCGCCCAGGGAAGAAAGCAGATCCCACAATTTGCCAAGGCCGTTGCCGACAACTTGACCAATTCCGGAGAGGATGTCTACTCCTATTTTGATGGTTGAGAAGATCCCGACGAAGGCGTCATGAACGCCCTTGCTCTGGTCCTTGCTCAGCACCAATCCCGCTGTGAAGTTTCGGAACCCAACCGACAGGGCGTACAGATTCTTCCCCAGGGAAGGCGGGAAGACCTCACCGAACGCCTTTACGATTGGATCGACGACCCTCATGAGGGCGTTGAACGCGTTTCGCAGACCATCGACGATCGCCTTACGGCCACCCAGGTCTTTCCACGTCTGCAACTGGTCGTTCCGAGAGTCGGTAGAGCGAGACATCAACTTGCCGACCTTGTCGTTCATCTCAGAGAAGAGCGCTCGCGCCTCTTTGAGATCACCGATCACGATCTGCCAGGAGTTTGCCCAACCGGTAGCGTTGTTCGAACTGATGGTCTCAAGCAACTGAGAGAAGGTCTTGACCTTCGTGGCTGCTTCTTGAGCCTTGTTACCCATGTCCCAGATCGCTTTGGCCTGCTTCTTCGTGTAACCCTGGGCCTCGATCTGCTTCTTGGACATGGTGCCGGTCATCTGGTTCAGAGTGTCTGTCAGGACCTTGGAGGTCAGCCATCCGCTCTTGAGGGACTCACGGAAGCTTCCTTCCTTCTTGATCATCCCGGAGACCGTCTTGTCGTGCAGAGAGGCAGTGCGGACCAGAGCGTTCTGGAAGACCTTGCCACCCATGCCAGCGTTCTGCACGGAGTTCCAGTCCATGAGGCGGACCGTACCCGACGCAAGTGCCTGCGAGAGCTGGTACATCGCGGTTGCCGCCTGCTGACTACTCGAGCCAGACATTGCTGCAAGGTTACCGATACCCATGATGGCCTTCATCGCGGGCTCGAGTTTTACACCAGCGGCAGTGAATAGACCCATGTTCTGGGCCATGTCACCGAAACTGTAGACCGTCAGGTTGGCGTAGTCTGCCATCTGCTGGAGGGTCTTGTTGATGCGCTTCATCGACGCGCCAGTGTTGGCCTGCATCGTCTGAACGGTCTGCATCTTGTTCTCGTACTCGGCGAAGCCGGCCTGCATCGGCTGCATGAAGCCGGACGCCATCTTCTGACCAAGTACTACCGCCTGATTGGTGATGGTCGCAAGGGCGGTGACTGCGACGACGCTCATCGCATTGAACTTCTGGGCGATTGTGTCTACCCCTGTTGCGATTCCCGCGAGTGAGAAATGCTTTCCAGCAGAGTCCAGATCTCCGAGGCTCTTGGTCGCTTTGCTGAGGTCCATCCCCTTCTTCAAGCCATCAAGGGATGTGAGGGTTTGCTGCACGTTCTTCTCGAACATGGCATTGTCGAACTTGGCGACTACGACTTTCTCGTCGATGTTTCCACTCATGCGGTCACCACCTTCCATACATCCGTAGAGATCTTGTCGAATATGGGCTTCAATGCTGGGTTGATGTAATCTCGACCAGCCACGTATCCACCCGTGCCCGTGCCGTGACCGTACTGCAAGAGGATGGCGATGGGGACGCCGTCAACAGTGTGGGAGTTACTCCACGTAATTGAGTAGACGCCCCCCGACTCATTCACCTCATACGTCCATGAGTTGGCAGTCAATCCAGTAGCCGCCGGAGTGGCTGACGCCAGCGCGTTTTGGCCCGCGCGACCCAACTTGTCGAGGATCGAGAATATGGAACTCTTCCGATTCTTCGTCAAGTACGTCTCGAAGTTCTTGAAGGAACCTTTGGCCGAGAATGTGATCATGAGGTCCCTTCCGTTGTTAACTTCTACGAGTTAGTGTGGCGAACGTCCAACCCGCGACTGCTGTACTGGCGGCGTTCATTGTCGATCCCGTTGTCGATCGAATCCAGAACGTGACCGTGTCGGTTGCTAGCAGCGGTATGTCTTGGGCATTCGCCTGTAGAACCAACCAGCCAGAAGAACTGACTAGGACCGAACCAAGCACGTTTGACCCTGTGGCGTCTGGTTGTACAGAGCCCTTGACGATGGCTATCGTCCGGTCATACACAGAACCGTAACTCTGGAAACGATTCTGGTACAAAATGTCGTAGTTACCAGCGGTACCAACTGTGACGATCCCAGTGGCTGTGTCGGCAGACATCCCGGTGGCGTATGTCAACGTCGTACCAGAGAGTCTGTTCCACGTATCAGCCGTATAGGCAGATCCGGCCGCATTATGGCCGACTGTGGTTTTCGTCATCTTCAGGCGTGCCTGCACTGGTGTCGAAAGACTCCAGACCGACCAGACACCAGCATATCGACTGCGCATGACTATCGGGTAGACATCGGTGGATGAGTAGGGGATAGCGACTTGCGTCCTGTTCCCACCAGACCCGCCGTATGTGTAGTTCGTCACGTAGTAGTAGACAGGCGTACCAGGTCCTTGAGGCTGCGATCCAAGAACTAGATTCGGATGCAGACCTTGTGTGAGGATCGTATCCCAACTATCAGTAGCTGTTTGCACACCTCCAGCGTTAGGAACCCAGACAGGGCCTTGAATCCCCTGGATACCCTGCACATTACCGACGTTGATGTCGGTTCCGCCCCGAGTTGTCAACACAAGGTTCGTGCCAACAAGTCTGGCAGAGACGATCGAAGCGTTCGCGATCAGCGCCATTGCCGCGGAAGTCATGCCGGTGATTGTAGCCATTGACCCTCCTCGGGTTAGTAAGAACTGATCGTGTAGTTGTCTGCGTCGACAAATATGGCAGTCTCGTATGCGATCTGGAAGTTGTTCGCATCCAACATCGTGATGATGCTGTCAGGTCCAGTCGCAGTCCAAGTGCCATCCCCGTTGTCTGTGATCCTGACGATGCACCAGTCATCGAAGAAGAATATGGTTTCTGCTGGCGTTGGTAGACGCGGAGCAGTACCAGCCGTCCCGTAAAGGATCGCCTCAAAGTCAGCGAGCAATCCGGGACGAGTCTTCGTAGAATCGATGATGAGATGCGCGGTCGGGAACATTCCGTCGATCTTCACGGGGGTCGTGGCAAGATCCCAACCAAAGGTTGTCGTCTCGGACTTAGATCCAGAACTCTGGTAGTTCTTCTCAGAATATGACGCAAGCACATTGTACAAGAGATGAATCTGGTAACCATGAGCTGTGCCATCCAGGTCGTTACCGAGCTGTGTGACATACGTCATACCGAATGGACCTTGTGTGAGAGCGTCCGGGTAGATATAAGCCTCTACTCCGGCAGTGAAAGCCTCTGGCGAGATGTCTGTCATGAAGCGCTGCCCGTCGATGAAATATGAAGTGCTCTTTCCACCAACAGAGTTGTCTTTCACGGAGAGAAGACCGTTCCAAACCAATGGAGAACTTCCCACAGGATATAGAACGGCCTTTGTCACGCCGATCTCGAATCCGCGTAGACCCGATTGATCCCACACAAGTTTGGTCATGAGAGCTCCTAGACGAGAAGGGCGAGAAGTTCAACCACCGTGGGGATGCGCGGATTGGTTCCGGCAGTCCCATAGAGGATGTTCTCGACGGCGGTCATCGCAGCGAGGGAAGCCTTCGTGGAATCGATGATGAGATGCGCGGTCGGTCGACGCCCAGTGATCGCAACGGGGACCGTCGCAATGTTCCAAGTCGACTTGATCGGACTCGGGGAGTCGCCCATTGTCTCGTACGACTTTCCGGCGCTCTCAGATATGGCGTTGTAGACCACGTGCAGCTTGTAGCCGTAGTCAACACCGACAAGATCATTGCCGAGACCGGTCCGGTACGAGAGACCGAAAGGTTTGTGGGGCTGTGCAGTGAAGAACAACCCCTTGCCGTTTGAGGGCATGCCTTGCAGGTCCAAGAACTCGTCGGGGCAAGAGAAACCCTCGAGCACCGCATCGAACTCCTCGAACCCGACGATGTTGAGGTAGCGGACTCCGTCCATGTAGTAGGACGTGACGTCGCCACCTGGGGAATTCTCCTTGACAGAGGTGAGGCCGTTCCAGACCACGCAGTTGCCGGTCGGTGGGTACAGAACCCCACGATCGAGTCCTGCTTCGAATCGACGATCGCCCGCTACACGCCAAACAAGTTGTGTCATGATGCCTCCCTTCTAGCCTTGGTTTCCGAACTTCGCACGGCGTGCCTCGTTGATGGCCTTCTGTTGAGCCAGTGTGTCACGACGAGACATCCGCTTCTTCGGAGATTGCTTCTCGTTACAGACACGAATCTGTGTCAACAGTTTGTTGAGATGCCAATACTGGCACTCCATCGGGACGCTCAGGGTGAACATCCAGTAGTAGATGATCTCGGCAGTGATGATTTCTCGACTTGCCGGACCAATCGACTTTGCGAACCACGTAGCAGTCATCTTCTTGCAGATGTACTCGCCGATGTCGTCGTGGTTCTTTTGAGAGAGTCTGTCGAGAACTGACTGAGGAATATCGGGTGTCAAGAGCATGCACCGGATGTAGGTAAGCGCTTCCTCGTCAGTCCGTTCGTCATCGTTAAGGAAGGGCTTCTCGTGAAGCTCCTCCCATTTTGACAAGGAGACCAGAGAATGCTCCAGGGTCAGGACAACCGCGGGCTCGAGTTCGACGAACACTTCTGTTGCATCGTTGTAGCCTTCGATTGCGGGGACTGTGATGGTTAGCATTCTCTGGTCTCCTTTCAGGGACGGATCAGTAGATGAACGTCCAGTCGTCGTCGACGCCGGCGGCCAGCTTGTAGGTGGCCTTCGGGACCGCGATGACCGTGGTGGTCTTCGTGATGACGAGAGCACCGGCGACCTTGGTGACGCCGTCGACCTGGTAGTCGATGCCGGCGGTGACCGGGATCGTGACGGTGTGCGTGCCCTGGACGTAGGTCGGAGCAACCGGAGTGGCGTCGGTGAGGACGGTTCCGATCAGGCCGAACAGTTCCGCCGGGAGGGGCAGGCGCGGGTCGACTGCGACATCGCCGTACAGCACCAGTTCGAGGGCCGCGAGCTTGACCGGATCGGTCGCCGTGGAATCGATGGTGATGATGGCGGACGGCTTGAGGCCGGGGATGTCGACCTTGTCGGTCGAGAGGTCCCAGCTGAGGGCCGTCAGTTCCGGCGAGTCGTTGATGGTCGTGTAGGCACGCTCCGAGGGAGCAGCCATGGCGCCGTAGACGACGTGCAGGTTGTAGCCGAGGTCGGGGTCGATGTCGTTGCCGATCTTGGTCTTGTAGCAGAACCCGAAGGGCTTCCGGGGCTGCTGACCGACGCTGACACCGGGGTACGGGGTTGCGGTGCCGTCGCAGGCATCGAACTCGACCGGCGAGTAGAACGCCTCGATGGTGGCGGCGAACTCCTCTGCGGAGATCAGGTTGGCGTAGACGCGGTTGTCCGCGTACTGCTTGTTGGACTCGGCGCCGGAGGGCTTCTCGGTGACGGTCGTCAGACCGCTCCAAGCAACGCCCAGCGGGTAGAGGCCCAACGCGTTCTGCGGGTAGAGGACGCCCTTCTCGACGCCGTTCTCGAACTTGCGGGTGCCAGTGGCATCCCAGACGAGCTTGCTCATTGTGTTCCTTTCAGTAGAACAGGGTGTAAATGCTGTGGTTGAGGCCTTCGGTCTTGAAACCCCTGTTGAACGAGCTTGAAGGGAGATCTGCCACCATGTCCGGGATGAGACTGTCAGGGTCTCGGTCGATCACGGTCACCAAATATCGCTTCCTGCGCGCGTAGGGCTGGTTGTCAGCATGAGACGTCTTCTCGAAGTCACGTTCGTACGTGATGCAAGGATATGACATCTTGTCGCTGGTAGGGGGCTCGAAGTAGACGGGCAACGCGGGATCAGTCAGTGCCTGCAGGAGGCTCTGGAGCTGGAGGCGTCGGGCCATCGTACACACCTCCCATCCGCAAGATGAGGCGGGGGCGCTTCAGATCGATATGAGAAATCGTCCAGCGTTCCCCCGCCCACATGATGTAGCGAATGGCAAGGAGGTGCTCAAAAGCGTAGGCGTTTCCTATGACACTGATGGAGTTGTCAATGACTCGGTCGGTGTTGACTTTGTCACTGGACTCCGTCTGGAGTGCGGCGCTTAGCACATCGCCAGAATATGGAAGTTCTGTGATGGTGTCGCGCCACACTCCAGGTGCAGTTTCCGTGGATTCACCGAAGCCGATCAGACCACGGTACCTTGCCATGGGCCGTGATCAGCCGCCGACCGGGGGCACAACCGGGGTCGGGAGCATGTCCTCGACGGACTCGACGGTCGGAACGTGGCCGACCTCCCAGATGACCAGGGCCGACTTGGGCTTGGTCAGGGCACCGGACAGCCGGCTCTCGTACAGGTACTTGAGCTGGTTGTAGTCGATGTCGAAGTCGTCGAAGAAGTTGACCTCTCCGCCCTTGTCGGCACCGATGGTGTAGTCGGTCAGGTTGACGATGACGCCGAGCAGGTGCGGAATCTGCTCCATCGGCTCGACCTCGACGATCTCGGAGACGTTCAGCGCGGCGCACAGCTCGGCATCCGAGTTGTAGAGCCGACGCTTGTTGTCGTCCTTGAGCAGCAGCATCGCGACGTGCTGCTCGTTGGTCGTGAAGAAGGTCGGAGCGCCGGAGCCCTTGTAGTCGTTCCGAGCGCGCAGCATGGCGTCCACGAAGGTGTCGCCGGCAGCCGCAGAAGCGACCTTGTCGTAGACGACCTGGTGGGCGAACAGCGAGTTCTCCTTGATGATCGGGCGGATGTGCTCCTCGTCGATCTTGTCCTCGTCGTCGATGGCCCGGCCGTCGGACAGCAGGATCGCGCGTGCGGTCTCCTCGAGGAAGAGCAGACGCATCTGCTTCTTCATCCAGGCCACGACGTCCATGTCCGTGATGTCGGTGATGTCATCGCGGTCCAGCTTGGCCTTGATGTAGAAGGTCTTCGGGCCAGTGACCCGCTTGAGGACCTTCAGGAGCATCTCCTTCTTGAACTTGCCCTTGACGTACCCACGGGCACGGGCCTGCTCGGCGGTGATGTCGGCGACGACGCACTTGACCCGCGAGAACGGGGAGTGGACGCAGCCATCGATGACCTTGGAGACCCAGGCCATCCGGCGGGTGATGAGCTCCGGCTCGTTGGAGGTGACGCGAGCGTCGGGGAAGAGGACGTCCTCCATGTTGGTGATGCCGAACTCGCCGGCGTGCGCGAGGAAGGCGCCCTTGAAGGAGCCGGACTTCTTGAAGTCCTCGACGATGGTGAGCATCTGGGCGTGGGAGAGCGTGACACCCTGGCTCTGCTGAGCGGTGTCCTGGTTGTGGTTCATGAAGACGTTGCGCACGGGATTTCCTTCCTGGTTGGCGTGCTGGATGTTGTCACCGTCGGTGGAGTCGTCGGTGTCGTCGGTCTCGTCGGCGTCGTCCTCGTCGAGGTCTTCGTCGTCGCTGTCATCGTCCGAGTGCTGCACAGTCGGGGCGCCCTTGAGGGTCTCCTCGATCATGTACAGAAGGACGTCCTTCTGTTCGGGATTGAAGGTATCCAGGATGTCCTGGATCGACTTGTCCCCTTCTGCGTGTGCCATGGAGGCTCCTTCGGGGTCGTCGGAGAAGTCGGGCTGCTGCCAGACGTTGACTTCCCCTGAGAAGTCGGCGTGCTCGATGAACAAGCCGGTGTAGATGACAGCCTCCGACTCGACAGGGGTGAAGTCATCACCGTGCTGCAAGAGGATGTTGTCGATGTAGGCGCCGGGGTTCGCGCCAGAGATGACGAGGCTGAGCTCACGGATTGCACCGTGGAGAACGTCCTTGCCCTTCTGGATGAGCTTGTTCGCGAAGATGGAGAGCATGTTGATGTCTCCGTGTGCGACGAGCTGCTTTGCGACCTGGCCGCGTTCGGTCTCGTTGAACCATGCGTAGGCGTAGACGCCTTCGGGCCGGTTCTGGAGAAGGGCGTGTCCGAGAACGTTCTCGGGGTCGTTGTGGCCGTGTTGCCACAGCAGAGGGACCGTGAAACCATCGTTCACCTTGAAGGCGTTTGCACGGATCGTGCGGCCGTCAGAGCATTCGAGGTCATTCTTGGTGGCCCATCCGCTGAAGTCAGGCTTTGTTACTGCCATTTTGATCCTTTCGTATCAGCGTTTGGCGCGAAGCTTCTTCAACTCACGCTTGTAGGTAGCTTCAGCTTTTGCGACGGCGTTCTTCAGATCGTTCGCAACCTTACCGAGGTCCATAGAAGCGGCCTGCTTTTGGTTCTTGGTTTCGAACGCCTGTACCTTCAGGTTGACGGTTGCCGGGTTTGCCAGATCCTTGGTGTTCAGCCAAGCCTTGAGCTTGTCTTGGATCTGCTTCCGCTCGTGAGCCGCCTTCTTTCGGGCCGACGCAATCTTGGAGGTTTCGACTTTCTTCAGGCGTGATGCCCCAGAGGTGTGTGCTTGCGCATGTGCGGGCTTGCGGCCTTTGAGCTTTCGAACCCGCATGTAGTAGTCATGCGCCTTCTGCGGGTTGTACTTCTCATCGGCGTAATGCGCCAGGAATTCTTCAGCCTGTCCCATCACCACCACCCTTGAGAATGTTGTCGATGTCTGCGTTCAGACCAGCAAAGACGCTAGCCATCAGCGACTCCTCGTCTGAAGCCCCAGCAGTATCAGTCGCTGTGGGATCGGCAGTCGGGTCGACGTTCGGATCAGCAGCTGACGGATCAACTGTTGACGGCGAACCAGGCGCTCCGGCACTCATGTTCCTGTTGCCAGGGACACCAGACGTTGCGCTGTTCAGCGGCTTCAAGCCGAGGTACGGACGAATCTCGTCAGGAGCAGTGATCTCGTTGCGGGACAACGAATCAGCAGCCTCAGACAGAGCAGCGACCGACAGCAACTTGAACGGATCGCGAAGGTACATGATCGACTGGCCTTGCGTGCGCGAGGTCTTCGTCAAGAACTTCCGCTTCATCTCTTCCGAGATTGCACGAAGGATGGGTTCGACCGTGCGGCCGTAGTAGTTCAACATCGTCGCTTCGTCAGCGGTTCCGTCGAGTACTTCCTTCGTGATGCCGAGCTGTCCGTAGAGCATCTCAGTCAGGTACTCGACCTGCTTGAGGAGGTTGTTCTCTACAGGGCGATTCAGCTGGGTGATCTTTTCGGTGCCGTCGGCATAGCCGATGCCGTACTTGGAATCCTTCAGCTGGTCCTCGAGAGCCTGTCGCCGATCGTTCGCCTGCTGTCGACGAGTGTCAGACCTGATCACGTATGGCAGCTGGATGATGAGATCCAACTTCCCGGAACTGGTCTGCTCGTCAACCGAGTCGAGCATGTTGAGTTTGGCGATGAGCCTCTGGAGGGTCGAGTTGCGCTCGTTCATGACGGAATATAGCGGGTTCTCGATGATCGCGACTGTCGACTTGTCAACGATGATGTCCTTGAACTGACCATCGTTCTCGTCGTACAGACGGACCCTGACCTTTCGGGGGAACCACTCGACGATCTCTCCGATTCGCATCGAGAGAATATCGTATCCGCTTGTGATGTTCGGGTTCAACGTCGTATCGACAGGCACAATCGCCAAGACACCCTTATCAAAGAGCGTCATCGCAATATCCTGTCGGAACGCACTCGCTGCCTGGTCGATGTTTGCTTCGATGGTCAGACAGTTGTTGAGGTAGCTCTTGATCGTCTCGATGTAGCGATCGTTGTCGTCGAGACGGATATGGTACATCGATACCGATGCCACGTCAATCCCAATACGGTTGTAGATCGCTGCGATGATCGAGCGTTCGTTCGTCACTCGCATCCGAATGCGGTCGTTCCGAAGTCCGTAGCCCGGACCCAGACCTTGCCGTGAACGGGGGTTTGCTTCATCGCTTCGGAACGCGTTCCATGCATGCCGAAGTTTGCCGCCTATTGTGGTATTAGCCATACTCACCTCCTTTCCTTGTCATTCGAATGCATCCTTGTTGAGCTTGTAAGCAACGAACGCGTCCATCATGGCTGCGACGTTGTCGATCTTGGCGTCTTGCCGGCGCTTCAGAAGCTTCCGGTTGCCGTTTGTGTCCTCGATCACGATGGAGTTGCCCATCGCAAACTTCATGAGTTGCTCGTCGAAGATCAGAGCGTGTTGTTCACTGAGATGCTTCAGTTCCCCGAGAGGAACCGACTCAGTGCGAGCGCCCTGGATGACCTTCTCGATGCCGTAAGGCGTGTTCTCTTCCGCCCATCGGGCTACGAACTCCTTGGCGTTGTAGGGGTCATACCCGAAAGCACAGACATCGTACTCTCGTTCTTGGATGTGACGATCAAGATCTTCGTAGACCTCGTCCATGTCAAGGATGGTACCTTGCAGAACGATGAGGCTTCCTTCCTTGATGAACTCGTCGTACTTCATTCGCATAGCCGCGGGGAGGACCTCCCACGTACGTGACGAGATATAACTCCGGGTCTTGATCCCGAAAGTTCCGTTGTTGAGCGGGAAGAGGAAGGTGAACGCACAGAAGTCATCGCCCTGTGAAAGGTCAGCGCCCATAGCGCAACGCAATCCATCAAAGCGCCGAGATCTTTGCGGTTTGAACGGCTCGGTTTCCTCATACGTGAAGAAGAACGTGAACCCTTCCATGGGGATACCGAAGCGCTTTGCGAGGATGTCATTGGCGGCCGCGGGGGCCGCTTCTGCACGCTCTACATCACGCTGGTAAACCTCGTATGAGACGGTGTGCCCGATGTTCGGTTGTGCCTTCGGCCACATCTCAGGATTGTTGACTTCTGCAACGCTGTCGAGTTTGTACCACCAGATGGAGACGTTGTCGAAAGCGTCGGGGTCATCTCGGAGGATCATACTTAGCTCCATTTTGACAGTGTCGCCACTGCCGTTACGGACCGTACCCTCAGAGCTGATCGCCACAATCACGTAGTCGTCCAACTTGGAAGCGCCTTGCTCGATAGCGCCGATGACATCCTCACGGACATCGCCAGATAGCCATTCGTCGACTGTGGAACAGAAAGGTCGAAGACCCTGCAGTTTGTTGATCGACATCGGGCGGACCTCGACGAGCGAACCCGTCAGGAAGTTCTCTACGCCCTTCTTGGTGGAAGCCAACTTAGCGCGGTTGACTCTGGACCCCGATGTGCTCTGGAGAGAGCCTTCAGTTAGGAACTTGAAGAGGGGTCCTCGTGCGCGCGTGACTGACGTCCTGATCGGCGACATCACCTCGTCTGCCTGCTTCATGGTTGGAGCAGTAGTGATCTGGTGGGTCGTCGCGGTGTTGACGTTCAAGAAGTAGTTCTGGATGCACGAGGCATACATCGACTTTGCGCCACCACGAGCGACAATCAAGTACTGCTTGTTCTTGAGTCGCTTCTTGACTTTCTTCGTTACGAAGTGGCCTTGCCGATCCTCGGTCGCGGGAACGTAAACGCTCCGTTCGACGAAGTAGAACCAGGAAAGCAGGGACTCGGCCCACAACTTGAATGAGTCGAGTAGATGCAGATCACCTCCATCAGTGAGTGTTAGCTCGTTCTCACAATAAGCGATGAACCCGTCAATGGCTTTGTCATCGTAGTAGTAGTGAGGATCAGCTATCAGCCGGTCAATGCGGTTCATCTCCAAGCCGACTTCAATGCTGACGGGGATCTCGGAGCGCATGACGGCGGCACGGAACTTTCCGTAGTACGTCGGTGTTGCTGTGTTGGAAAGCACCGTGCTCACCCCCTTCCATTATGGCGTTACTGCGCGCCTCGGCTTGTACTTGCCCTTGCTCATCGCACCGACAAGGATCGCAGCGGCCGACTTACCCATGGGGCTGTTGTAGAGCGCGTGGACCTCTTGTGCGGTCTTCGTGTAGGTCAGGATCTTCTTCACCTGGGCGTTGCCCTTGTCGAAGTTCGACTTCTCGGCGGTGAGTTCCCGGTACTGCTTCTCCAGGTTCATCCGCTTGATGACCGTCTCGAGATCCTTGTTCGTCATCCCGTGCATCGGGTTGAGAGCAGCCTCGCGCGCGTTCACGTGATCCTTGGTGCTACCGATCTGGTAGACCCCCTTGGAGATCTCACCAGTCGCAGGGTCCAGGAGCATGTGCGCGGAACCGCTGGACTCGTTCTTTCGATGACCCCAGTGCATCCCCATCACACCGAAGTGCGCGAGGGAGTTGATCTGGTCCATTGCAGCTTGTGTCATGTCTACCACGGTAGTGGCACCTCCTTCGGAGCGGATTCAGCAAGGATGTTGAGACGCCACTCGAGTTCGGAGGCGTGGGACTTCCAGGCGTCGAGGACGAAGCCGGATGTCGGGGGGTCGAACAGGATGCGCACCTTGAGGTAGATGTACGACTTGGCAGAAATGTAGCGGCTCGTGGAACCGATGAAGTTCTCCCAGGTCGTGTCCTTGTCCACCAACAGATCCGCGGGGCCGATCCCGAGTTGGGTCAGTACGGATATGGCGGTGCTGATGTGCATGAGCAGGTCTGTGTCGTACGACGCGTCAGACGCTTCGATACCGAGAACCTGCTTGATGTCTTGCAAGATGTTGTCTTCTGACATGGTTCTCCTTCACCAAAGTCGTGTATCACCAGGGCGACGTTCTGGCAACTCTTGTCTCAAGAGGGAAGCATCGCCATAGTGGATCGCGTTGTGGGTCAGATGGGTAGTTGTGATGAGGTACTCAGGGTTGAGGTTGTCCTCGTTACCCTCTTCAACATCCTCGATCGAGAGCGGGTTCATGTGATGGATGATGAACCTACCAGCAACCTGATGATCCGGAGCACCAAGATCCAGGCCAAGATCTCTTGAAATAACAAACTCGCGCATGCGCTTCCAAGCAGCAGACCTGTAGAAATCCTGATTCAAGCTTCTCTCAAAGCCGAAAGTCACTTCGCCTAGCACTCCACCGATGCGGAGGTACTCGTATCGCGCTTTGAAGGTGGGAATATCACGGAGTTCCGTGTAGCTCCTAGTACTCATCGTCACGACCTTGGTAGATGGTCATCGCCTTGAGAGCGTCTTCCATCAGTTGTTTCATGTCTTCCTGGCCCATGAGATTCTGCCTACGAGCTTCTTGCAGACGAATCTCCGCCTCAATGCGAGTCTTTTCGAGTTGGTCTCGTGAGGAAGCGGCTTTGAGGAAATGCGTGATCACCTGAGAGGTGGCCGTGCCATCGATGAGTTGCTGCTCGGCCAAGTCCATGGCGTACGCCATCAACTGCATCTCTCGGCCCTCAGGGGTCTTCGCAGGGGGCTGCCGCCTTTTGGGAGGCGTTGTTGGCTGGTTCCTGAGAGCCATGGTGTTCACCTCGCTAGATATGTAGTAGTTACAGATGTTTTCACTAGAGCCCCCAGGACTTACGACACACTTTTCAGCATGCCTCTTGAAAGGAGAAGGGCGGACGAGACCCTCTTTGGGGGGTAAGCCCTGGGGGTACTACTGATAACATCTGTGGAAATTTCCCTCCGGGGATTTTTTAGGGACAGCGGCGATGCAGAGGGGGGGTGCATTTTGCGACACCCTCCCCCCACACCTCGATCAGACTCGAGTCACCTTTCGATAGAGACCGAGAACATTCTCTCTCACGATCTCATCGATTGCGTCTTCAATAGCCTGGTCCTGGTCTTCATCACTCAATTCTTCTGACGTGACAGTGACTCGATCAAGGAAGGCACATGTGTAGTACCCTTGTCCTTCATCGAATGCAACCCAGTCATCCCATTGTGTGAACGGATCGAATGGATTGTCAGTCGTGGTGAGCATGCTATCCATCCTTCTCCTATCTGTACAGAGCGGCATCTAGTGTGCCTATTGGGATGCCCAATGCATCACTGATCTCAGACTGTGTATGCCCATTAGCAGCCATAGCCTTAGCCCTAGACAGTGTGGATGCACTGACAGCAGGCTGTGTCTTAGGCGTTGCATACTGCTTGACCTGTTCTAGATCAGCATGTTTCAAGATCTCAGTTAGCTTGGTATGGGAGATTGCACCTGCCTGAATGGCTTCCCATTCACGGGGTGTGATGTCAATGCGTTCCTTCTTAGCACCGACCTTGTTTCGAGCATGTAGAAGAGCAAGACCTCTGATCTTCTTTAACTCATCAGCTTCCATGTTCTTGTTAGCCGCTCTCTTTGCAGCAACGATCTCTGCAGCGAGCCTTTGTGCACGCCTTTCAAAAGGTGCATTCATGAGAGCGATCTGGAGCTTGTCATTCAAGGCACGGGCCTCAGAATCGTACATCTTTTTGGCAGAAGGCGAAGCGACCATGTTGGGGGTAGCAAGATGTTCCAACCTTGTTTGGTTGGCCAGAGCTTTCAACTTGTTCGCATGGGATGCATAGATCTTCTCCATAGGAGTGCCGCCGTTTCGAGAAACGAGGGTGTTTGCATCCGTAGTCTCTGCCATCTGTGTTGACTTGATTCTCTTCATCACAGTGTTGCCATGCTTGTCGACGTAAGACTCATTCGTAAGAACGTACTTCTTCTCACCCGTAACTCGATCGACAGGACCGCCTTCCTTGGACGGACGACCCTTACGATCTAGTGGGCGCACATCAGCCTTAGCCCTAGAGATGAGCGTAGACGCACCACCATCTTGGTACTTGGCTTTGAGTCCAGCAATGCCGTTCTGCTGGTAAGACAGCTTGTGATTCAACTTGTGCTTTTCAGCGTCAATCACAACCATCGAATGTTTTACAGCACGAGCGAGTTCGGTCGTGTTAGCGCCCTTAATCGTCATGTCTGTGATGAGATTCGAAACCTCACCCATCTTCCGTTGCTTTGACTTACCATCAAGAACCTTCATCCCAGGGTAGCCAGGGTAGGCACGAATGGGGTCGAAGTCCTTGAGATCCCGAAGGGGCATAGAACTTGTCGCGGCACGATTGTTGTTCGGGATGACCAAAACCGTGTCACCATCGAAATCTGCCCCAGAAAGGCGAGCAGCAACATTCGCATTGATCCCAACAGCGTCTCGAGCTTGACCCAGAACTCGTTTTGCTTCAGGGTGGCTGTTATTGACCACCAATTCAGGAATCTCGAAAGTTCCACCATGTGGATGCCGAACAAGAACCACCAACTCGCCAGGACGGAAGTTGGGGGCGTAGATCTCGTTGTCTTTCAAGCCAGGGATCGGGATGATCACCTGAGCCCTCTGTCGAGGCATGGCTGCAGCCTTGAGATGCACAGCAGCCGAATCGCAGTCGTCGCCGAAGGATTCGAGAAGACGTTTCTTCACAGCAGGGTTGGTCAACCTGTTGATTTCATCGAAGGCTGTCTTCTTCTTGATGAAGGCGAGATCCAGTTGTCGTTGTGCGAGTTCTGGCTTCTGCTTAGACAGGAACTGTGATGAGAGCGTTCTCGACCACTCATTCCAATCACCTTCTTCGTTGACGATGTTGATCGCCGACAGATGGTCTTTGCCCTTTTCATCCTGATAGTGCCGCTGACGAACAACAGCACCAAACGGGTTGTCTGGGTCGTACTTCTTATGACCCGGAACATTCTGCAAGGGCTTCATGGCATCGAGCTTGTTGCCGGTGTTCTCCTTGTTCGTGTTGAACATGACATCCACACCGAGAGGGAGTTTGTCTGAGTAAACAGCCATACCCTTCAAGTAATGAGTGTCATCCACGGCAATTCGAACTTGAGCGTAGCGTTTGCCCATGAGAGAGACATCTGCCACACCCTTACGCAACTCGATCAGACCGTCTTTCCCTGCGCCGCCCTCAGAACCGTATCGAACGCCAACTCGATGTGAGCTGACACTCTGCGGATCTTCAATGACCTTGAAGGTATGACCCTTGTCTTCTGAGTAAGCGTGGACACCCTGAATCTGTGCCTGGTTCTTCAGGATCTCAGGGTAGGGCGTGCCAGGAGGACACAACACCTTGTTTGTCGTCATCTTGCCAGTTCCCTGTTGCTGGGCGCTGAACTTGTGTACGACATAGCCCTCTTCTTCGAGAATCGAAAGCGCAGTGTTCATCTTCTCTTTGCTGATGCCCAGGTGGAGTTCCTGACCACTACCAACGTCGATGTACTTTGCTTCCTTAACTCGATTTCGAAGAGCAGACGCTGTGTTCTCGAGAACGTCGTTTCGCGCTTTTGCCGAGGGGTTCAAGAGAGCACGAACAGATGACTCGTTAAGGCCCATCTGCTTTCCAATGGCGCTTGCGCCCATGCCCTTGTCTCTGAGCCTTGCCGCAACAGACTCCTGTTCCTTGCGCTTCTCGCTTTTGGCGATAGCACGCTTTGCACGAAGAGCTGTGGTTGTTACACCCAACTTCTCGGCAATCTGAGAATCAGTATGTCCTTTTGACTTGAGCTCATCAACGCGAGACATGAAATCGCCTCCACGCTGATTGGGGTCTTGACCTGAGCCGAACGGGTAGCGCCCAGAATGACGAGGCGTCCCGTAGTGCTTGATTACTTCATCAGTCACGAATCGCCTCCATCCTCACTTGATCGATCTTCCTGTCGAACGCGACGATGCGGTCCATGATGTGAACGATGTCCTCGAGTTCTGGTACGAGCTCCTCGATTTCATCATTCTGGTAGATCCGGAGTTCAATCTCGATCTCACCCGGTGGGATGTGGTATTCGAGACAGAACATTGCCGCGTAGGCCTCAAGTTGATGCATCGAGGTCGGCGCCAGTCCGTTCTTCAGATCATGGATGCGCAACAGGTTGTTTCCAGACTTGGGGTTTCGTCTGAAAGAGATTGCATCAGTCGTGCCGAAGCAGTTGGCTGAGTAAACCAGGGGTTGTTCCGGCGTCATCCTGTAACCGATGGCGTCGTTCACGTACATGTTCAGAGTCTTGCGCGAGGCCTGGAGCTTGATTCTCTCTCGGATCAGTTGCGCAGCGATGTCATGAAGACGGGTGCCACGCTCTGCTTCCTTGTGACGGAGAAACGTTTGGACGAGTTTGTCATCGTCGTAGTTGATCCAGTGGTACTTGCTGGGACTAAGAAACGCGTGAAGCCCGATGAGTTCCGAATGCGAGTTGAAGATCATGCAGGACTTCCTCTTTGTTCTCGGGGTAGATGAAACTTGAGAAGGACATGGAGTCGATCTTGTCGACCCACCAGTCCTGGTTCGGTCGCTTATCTGCCGTGGCAGAAGGCTTGACCTCGAGGAAGGCATACTTGTTCTCATAGAAGATCACCCAGTCGGGAATGCCCTGAATGCAGGCAGAGTTACCGATAAGGATGATGCAACCTGGGAAGAGCGCTTCGATCTCCTTATGCAGGAGGTCTTTGAACTTACCCTCAGGTGTTGTTCGAGCCATTTGTACACCTCCTCAAAGTCAAGCCTCCATGTGTCACAGACCGAGAATGGTGAGGACCTCAGCAGCCATGGCAGCCCGATCGGAATCGGAGACAGGACCAGAAGTCTTCACCGGGTTCGGCTTGTAGTCATCGATCGCCAGGGGCGTGATGGAGAACAGGCCGGACACCTTGTTGGTGTCGCTCTCCCACTTGAGGATCGCGGCGAGAAAGTCGATGGATGCACGACGCAGGTGCGACGCGTGTGAGACGAGCACGTAGTTGTGCACACCCATCTTGATCATCTCAGGAACGGTGCTGGTCGCATTCCCGACAGTGGAGTTGCCAGCTGTCTTGAACACGCGGTCAGCGGAGAGGCCGTTGTCCACGAGCCAGTTCCGACCAGCCGCAGCTTCAGTCACACCGTTGTAGGGCTTGCTTCCGGACACGATGACAATCGAGCCGGGGTTTGCGTTGGCCTGTGCCAGAGCCAGCTGTAGACGCTGGACGAACTTCTTGGACACCGTGCCATCGGGGTTCAGCTTCGTGCCGAGGACGACGATCGCGAGATCTGCCCGAGCAACCAGCAGCGGTACGAACGACAGGGACATGCCCATGTTGATGTGCCGCCAGGCATCGAGGAAGATGCCGAGGAGCGGTCCGTCATGCGGCGCGACGATGCTCATGCGCTTGATGTGGACAGACCAGTTCTGGTTCTTGACGAAGGCGAGGATCGCGGCCCTTGCGTGCTGTGCAACGGTCTTCAGGTTGATGATGTAGGTCCACCCACCATTCCGAACACCAGAGCGGCGCTTGTACGCCTTGCGGATTCGAACCTCGTAGGAGGCCTGTTCGCCGGGCTTGCCGCCGGTTGTGGTGTGCAGTTCGGTCTGCTCAGGTGAGAGCATCTCGCCGTGATCGAGCATGGACGCGATGTGGTGACCAGGTTCGAGCAGTGCACCGCCAGGCCGAAGCTTGGATAGATCACCGTCGAAATGGTCCACGTTGTACATGCCGGTGGCGCGAGCCTTCTGGGCGATGTTGCGGGTGGAGGTGCCGGTCTTCAGATCCCAAGGGATGCCGGCGAGCCAGGCGAGGATGGCGAAGGCTGCGGAGCAGTCGACTTCCTTCATCTTGATGAGAGTGTGGTGGACGCGGTCGAGAACGGACCAACGGCGAATTGCGCCTTGGTTGTATCCGGTCTTGATCCGATCCATGAGTCGTCCGAAGTAGACGAACTTCTTCTGGACGATGTTCACTCGAGACCACTCTCGCCTTCGAGGTTCGGGTCGAGGGGCGTGTTGAGTGCCACCCCTTCCAGCTCCTCATCAGTGACGAGATCTTCGTGTTCGATGGGGAAGACTGCGATGATGGGATCGTCGTCCTCTTCGATCTCTGACGGTTCGGGTTCCATGATTGCTCCTTTCAAGAGCGAAAATTAGGATGCGTTGTACAGTTAGTGCACATTGTATCCTATTATCTACTATACGCGATGTTTTTCGCGCGAGGTGACAGATCAGAGTCCAGGTGGCCAAATCCCAGATTTTTCGCATAAGTCTCATTACGATAAACACTGCTTTTTCACGTATTAACTTAGTAGTAGTAATGGGTTTTTGGCCAATCGGGCATCCAATGTGGTGTTGACTACGCGGTATAGGGTGGCCATTTCAGTTTCAGATTTGGCCACTCTGCCCGCTTTTTTGGCCACAGCGTCCTTACGGTGGCTGCCAGCCCCTAACAGATCACGGCTTCCAATCCTTTTCGTTGAAGTTCTTCTTGTTCCTGAGAGCCTTCATGATCGCTGAGTCTATCGGTGACATCGAGCGCAGGAAGTAGTAGTACAGATCAACGAACGGAGTGTCGAGACGATCCACACGCCCCTTTGCTTGTTCTGTCAGTCGCCAGGAGTAGTTGAGGGAGTAGAACACAACCGTGTCAGTCTCCACACAGTTCCATCCCTCTGCTCCTGATGTGTACTGAACGAGGTAGACCCATGTCTCGTTCTTAGGGATCGGCTCATGCTTGTGACCGTTCCACTCAGCCACTGCAAACCAAGGGGGCAACGTCTCTTCCAGCGTCCTCAAGATCTCCAACTCATAGTCGAAGTTGTAGAAGACGATTAGCTTTGGATGATCCTCGGTGAGCTTCTCGATAGTAGTCAGCCGGCTCAGGTCGCTGTTGACTACCTTGCGCATGCAGACGTACAACTCCGAGACATCCTTGATGGGCCTGTTCTCGAAGACGTTCCACCTACGTCGTACCGTCAAATCCCACGCGGTCTTGTCGTACTCAGCCACCTTCCAGACGTTGTGTCTGACTGTGTGACGTTCGTACGGCATCTCAACAAGGAGCTGTTTCCTGAGACGTACTAACCGTCCCTGGTCGAGATAGCGATCGATCTTCGGGTACTTACCACCGAATCGGTAGACGATGTGCCGGTCTTTGAACTCTGTGATGTTCTTGTAGAACCCGTTGGCTATGAAGACCGGAGCATAGTCCAACCAGGTATCGCCGGGTGTAGCTGAGAGTAAGATCCACTCGTTCTTAGCAGCGATCTTCTTGAATGCCTTAACCCACGCTCCAGTTCCCACGAGTCTCTGCTCGTCGAACACGAAGAATGAGTTAGCAACGTCCTTGTAGTTCCCGATGTTGTTCCACGAATCAACCGTGATCGTGACACCATCAGTGGTAGCGTCGAGGTCTCGAGTGAGTGCGAAGCGGGCTGCTTCCCTCTCCCAGTCAAGACTGTCTCTTTTTTTCGCAGTAGTGATGACGTAGAGATTTACCGGGTTTTTCATCGGTTTTGTCTCTCCGTGGCCATTCACTTTTCGCTCGCCACCACAGACCTTGAAGTAGTAGTAAGCAAGGGCGGTGCGTGACTTTCCAGTCCCGACCCCACCACACAAGATCTTGCCATTACCCAACTTCTCAACTGCGTCTAGTTGATGAGGCCCTAACTCGATAGCCATAACACCTCCTTACTTCACAGTGCCTGGGTTCGTGACGTAGAGGTAGACCATGGTGAACGCGAAGAATGTGATCACCGACCAGAACACCGCGATGAGTACATCATCACGATGCGCTGAGATCCACAACTTGATGTACTGAATTTGCATTTCACCTCCTCAAAAAGGTAAAGCCTTGTAGAGGGTAGAGCCCGAAGACCCTACCCCCTAAAGGTTGACTACTTCTCGTCCTCGTGGAGCTCTACCGTCGGCATGTCATGGATATGCTTCTGGATGGCGACGCTGGCACGTTCGCGGATGATCTGCTTCACGTCGGCTTGCACACGTCCAATCTGCACACTGATGTACAGGTCGAACAGGCAGGCCCAAATGAGCAGCAGGACAATGACGCCTTGGATATCCATACCTCAGATCCTGTGGACAGGAGGCTTCGGGATCGGAATGGTCCGCGGGTTTCCGGGGATCTTGATGGGCCAGCCGTTGATGGGCGGGAAGACGGGCCGACGGTGGTGACGAAGCCAGGCGAGCAGCTTCTTCCACTTCTTCCAGGACATTCCGCCGACGATGACGAGCAGCCAGCCGGCGTACGCCAGGTAGACCAGGATGTCGTGGATATGGTGACGCAGGTCGTGCGCCGTGGTGATCACGGGCGATGCAATGCTGAGCAGGGTGCTCATCGTTCCTCCTTGGTTGGTTGTGGTGCTTCGGTGTTCTCGTGTTCGATCGTCCCCGCCATAGCGGAGTGGAAGACGTAGTCGGCGTGGCGAGCCTTGGAGCGTGCGATGAACTCCTTGGCCCGTTCAAGATCCGATGCTGCGTCGTGTTGGAACTGTGCGGCGAGCGTCTTGTGGAAGTCCACCTTCTCTTCCCAAGGCACGTTGCTGTTCCAGCCGTCTTCAAGCCGGTAGCCGCGTCCCTTCTTCTCTGAGAGCTCAGGAGTGTGGATCACGGACGAACCGCCACGTCCTTGCGGATACGACGGAGCGTCGCCTCCTCAGCTGCGAGCTTGATCTCTCGGCACGTTGCCTTGTGGTCCCGACGCCGGAAGTCTTCTCTGATCTGCTCGACGATGGTCATCTCTTTCCTCTTCCTACTCCGTTGCTGGTGATGGTGGGTGATGTGTAGGTGGTACTGCTGTCGTGCTCGAAGCCGGGGAATCCGCAGGTGTCACAGAAGCTGATGCCCCTACAAACACCTCCGAACTTGTACTCGAGACAGGGAACGGCATGGTGCGACGCTCTCTTCTTTGCGTTCACCAAGTCATCCATGGTCCTCATGGTTCTCCTTTGAAGTTGGTCTGAGTGGCCATGACCTGCACCGGGGAGTCGGCCGGTACAGGCTAAGGCGAATCAGGCCTCTTCGTCCTCGTCGTACTCGAAGACCATCCCGTTGTTGGTGTTCTCGGGGATGTCGGCGTACTTCATCGCGAGTTCATCGCTCTCGATGGTGACGTACAACGCCTTGCAGTACGCCTTGACGCCCTTGCGGCCCTGGAAGTCGTACTCGTTGGGACGGATCATCACGTCGACGTTGGTGACCTGTGCCCAGTCGAGCAGCGAGACCATCGACTCGTCCAACGTGGTGCGCGCCTTGACGATCTTCTGTTCGCCGGCATCGTTGGTGACGTACTTGTCGGTGATCATGACGACCAGCGGGGGCTGACCCTGGAACTTGTCCGCGGGACGGGGCCACCTGATCGCGATCTGCAGGTACGGTCGCGGCTCGTCGCCCTCTTCGCGGGGCTTGAGCATCTTCACGTTCCAGTAGTTCGGGTTGACCTTGAGCATGCCGGCCTCGTCCAGCAG